ACTTAACTCTCCATCTTCATATAAATCTTCATCAGGATATTCGACAAGTATAGAGTCCATTTTTATTTTATCTAAATCAGCTTTACTTTTTATCATTTGCACCACCAATCTATTAAATAGTAAACTATTAAGTACCATATAAATATAGAAGTTATAACCATACCACCATATATTATTATATTATCCCAGTTAATCATTTTTATCCTCCTGTCTGTTTACAATATCACTACCTTCGGTAACCCAAACTTCACTACCATCAGTAGTAGTTGCTATTTTTTTCTTAGGTATTTGATGTGCATCGAATGATTTTAAAAACTCATACATTGTATCATCATTGTTTAGATTTTTATAGTTTTCACCTAACATATCTCTCATTTTTTTATAATCTGGCATTCTCATATCATCTCCTATATTACTGGCAAAACTTCTGCCTTATCTTTTACAGCGTTTTGAACATATAATGCTCCACCATCATTACCTTCATCATCACACTGAGGTATAATCCAAGTACCATCATCAAGTAATAAGCATATTGGTCTATTATTCCACATTGTATCTTCCATTTCTTCAGATGACATATATCTACAGGCAACTATTTTTTTACCTACAAGCCATTTCTCTGAAGTCTTTTGCCAATGTTTAACAGCTTTTTCTTCAGGGTTTTCTATTGATTTAACTTTGCTCATTTATATCTCCTAAACTTGTAGTTGCTGGACCATCATGGTCAACCCAGTGAGTCCATTTGTTTACTAAATCATAGTCTACATCAATCCATATATTAGTATCATCTGATATAGCTATTTGCATTCTTAATTCTTTTTTATTGTGCATCATATCAAATATAACAGGATATAAAGTATCTTTCTCGTGGTCTTTTATATAGTCTAATACCATATCGACATAGACACTTCTAGATTTGCCTGTATCTTCTGCATGTTTTATTGCTTTAATAAAATTCTTTTGTCCAAAGACTCTTATTACATTTCTTTCTGATAGTGGTTTACCTGATGGGTTTACATTTTTACCTGTAGTCATTTTTTCTCCTATTTTTCGTCTTTAAAGTTATTTTCATTCATTATATCATAAACTCTCTCACATAATTCTGGTGTATCAAATATAAATTGTAGTATTTGGTCAAATGTATAAGTAGTTTCCCAGAAAGATGCTGTTTCTTTATCATGATTAACCTCTATAACTAATTTACTTCTGTAAAAGTTACTTTGGTTATGATTCTCTCTTATTTCTGGTATTAGTTTGTCTCTTGACATATGTTCTCCTATTTATTTATGTTAATGTCAGAAAAGGCAGACTAGTCGATTTTTAAACACCTACTGTGTCCGATACCTCTGCCTTTCCCAGTTACTAGCTCTGGTCTATATCAGTATACTATAAGATTAAAGGCTTAGTTAAACAGCAACTTCTGGTTTTAACACCTCTGTATCTGGTATAACCTTTTGTCAACCTCTCTCACTTATAAATATTCGTGACCAGTTCTTTGTTCATTATACTCTTTGGTATAATAACGAGCCATTTCATCTTGCTCACATTCAAACCTTGTTATGACTTCGTTGTTAAGTTCTATAATATCTCGTAAGTCCTTTGGTTTAAAGTTGTTAGAAAGAATATCGTACAACAGCTTGTTATTTTTACCAATAAGCGTTATAGCATCTATATCCATATTACTCCCCAGCCATATGATAGACACCATGTTTACTACCTGTCTTCTTGTTTAACAACATAGTAGTTTGTATTTTATAGCCTCTATCACGTAGTTCTTTAATGATAGCACTTAGTCTGATTGTCATAAATTCTTTAGACTTAGTTGCTTCTAGTTGTGATAGACTATTACCTGCTTGAAGATGTTTAAGTATCTTCTCAGTTTTGCTATTCTTTTGGAAGTAGTTGTGCTTACGCACTTTACCATTTGCGTTAACTGTAAGTGGCTTACCTTTAAATGTTTCAGTAGCACTTAGATTATGTTTACCTGACATTGTTTTCTCCTGTGTTAGTTAATAAATTCATGACTCCAGCCAGTCTGTTTGGGGGATGAGACTGGAGTTGTTGCCTAATATATGTAGGCTTAAAGACTATTTATAGATACATCATCTGCACTATTGCAGAGAGACACTATAAACCCATCCTGTTAGCTAGCTTGTGGCACTTTCGTGTGTAGAACGCATCAAAATCCTAGGACTCTTGAGCTTCAAACATCGTGTAGTAGTTTTTCCCGCTAGACTACTATTTACAGCTGCGCTAACAACTGTTAATATTTGTATAGCATAATAAAATTAAATGTCTGGTCTAGAAATCCAGAGAAAGCTTATTATTATACTATACATAATTCTTTATTACATAAAAAAAGAGAGCAATAACTAACATCATCCTTATCATTGGTTAGGGATTGAGCCGAAGCCTGCCTCCACTGGAATTTAGTTGTTACTACTCTCTCATTTATAAAAAAGAGATAGGTGCGCTAGATGTCTTAGTAGTGACTGCTATTACACAGTTAAAATCACATACCTATCTCTTTTATTGACCACTACAGGATTATTTAATTAGATTTGTAGTGTCATTTACAGGTTCTACTACCTCTCCAGGTACAGATTCCTCCAACCCTGTATTGTTATCGATAACAGTAATACTATCTGTAGTAGTATACGGTGTATCATTAGATGTAACAGGTTCCACATGATTATGGCTTCTGTTACAAGAAAACAAGAAGAATATAGTCAACAGAGCAACTACACATATAGATATTCTTGTTATCAATTTATCTTCATCACTTCTTTTATTCCATTTTTCCATTTATAACTCCTATTATTTATTATTATTTAAGTTATTTTACACTTATGTTCTATGTGACTAGATGGTACAACTCTTGGTACTGGCATGTTATTCTTATAACTACCTACATTGAATGTTTGACCACAATCTGCACATTTAACTGTATTTACTTTAAAACTCATTAATCCTTTTGCCATTTATATCTCCTATAGTTTATTCATTATCTATTATTACATAAAGCACCAACTCTGCTAGAAGCTTTAGCTTAGTAACCTGTGAAAGCTCACTGGCTCTATCGGTAGCACACGCTAACAGAGTCGAGAGGTTTACTCTAGTAGTGTTCTAATACTCTTACTAGTATAAGTATAACCCGTCAAGGTTCACATTCAAGTAGCTCTCAGTGCTTTATAAATCTATTCTAGTTTCTAAATCTAATTCTATATCTAGGTCACCTGATGTTAGATAACTAGTAGGATAGTAACTGGTTATTTTACCATCTTTATCTTTAATGTAATGTCCTGGCATCTCTATCATATCTTTACGAATATTTACATTGTTAGCTTGGTCCCAGCATACTACATGAAGTACAATATGTTCTTCACCTTCTGTATCTTTACATTTAAATTTGCTTGTAATATGTATCATTTACATAATCTCCTGTTTTGGTCACGTTTATCTAAAATTAGTATAAGTATCGCACACACGCATAATGTTGAGTGTATGACTATGTTTACGTACAAATAAGACTATAAGAGTGCAATATCCAATGACATCACACCCTTTAAAGCCCTTTATCTACTCCTTTGCAGGCGTAAGCCTGCACTATTAGTAGGTAATAGTTTCTTGCTTGTGGCGTGTTGCCATCTCTTTGAACTTAGTTAACTGCTCTAAGGTGAAACTGTATTCCGTGCCCTTATCAGCGTGTTCAAAGTAGTAGAAGTTAGTATCCCCAAGCGTGCCATACTCGCCTGTATAAATAGCGGGAACTCTGATAATGCCTGAGCCTGCTATGTCGAAAGCAACTGTAGTTTTGTCGCCTTGCTTAAGAGTTACTGAATTGTCTTTTGCCATAAAATTAGTCCTGCCTTTCTTTGTTTTTAATTGAATTATAACGTAAAAAGCAAATTAAAAAGATGCTTTTGGGGGGTGTGGTCTGATATTTAGTCTGTCTACTAAAATGCCCCAATTTTTTAGGATTACCTCTTACGATTGTTTTTTAGAAAATCATACTTTGTCTAATCTCTATATGTATATTATATGTAGTTAAGTTATAGGAAATAAATAATGGTTGCAAATAAAACACTTTATTATATAAATTATATATATATGAAAAAAATGTATAAGCTAATAATTGTATTTGATGAAAATGATGATGAATGTGAGACTGTAGTAGAATACTTTGATGAGCTTAGTGAAGAAGAGCCTCTAGAAATAGAAGATTATATAGATAAAGATGTAAGAAAAGAATTAATTAAGATGCAAGTAATGGGGGAAGCATGAGGTCTTATACTGTTAATAATATTCGCCACAACGTCTTTGAGGACGTTGATGAAGTGCCAGGAAACGTTGACTACTTATATGATTGGAGACATGGAAATCTTGGTGACTGGGTGTTATCAGATGATGGATGTGTTATACAGATACTTAGAACAGGTACTATGTTCAGAAGTAAAGGTGCATTAAAGAAGGTAGATTATGTAGGTACTTGTACTGGTACATTCTTAAAAGATGGTAAGATGAAGATGGATGCTGATAAAAGAGAGAACATCTATTCTTTGTCTGGTAAGAAGTCATCTAAAGAAGTATTAGAAGATAGAAAGAAATTAACAGGTAGAGAAGAGTTATTTATACATAACCTTCAAAAGAATATGAAATTAAAGGATGCTTATATTAATGCATTCAAGACTGATAATGAGAAGTATGCTGAATCAAGAGCTATGCTACTTATTAAAACAGAGAGGGTACAAAAGAAAATGAAAGAACATTTAAAGCCTATATTAGAGAAGTTAGAGATAGATGAAGAGCTAGTATTAGATGGTATTAAGAATATAGCTGTTACTGCTGAAAAAGATTCTGATAGGTTAAAAGCTCTTACAGAGTTATCTGAAGTATTAGAGATTAAAGATAAAGGCGTTAAGGTTCAAGAGATTACAGGTATGGCCTCTAAAGAACTATTTAGTGGATTTACTAATGAAGATGTATCAAGACCTAAGTTAAAGGAGTAGTATGGCTAAAAAAGGACTATACGCTAATATACATGCAAAGCGTAAAAGAATTAAAGCAGGTAGCGGTGAGAAGATGAGAAAAAAAGGTTCTAAAGGCGCTCCTACTAATAAAGCATTTAGAAAGTCTAAAAGGACTGCTAAGAAAAGATGAACGAAACTAAAAAAATAAAAATAGAAACACCTATAGGAAGTATAGAATCTGATAGTGGTAGTCAGTTTGTAGACATTGCTAGTGTTATGCTTATTATACTATGTGTTCTAATGTTTAAAAAAATAATGAAATTATAGGAGATATAGTGGCTAAGACTACTTACAAAGACAAAAAATCAGGTAAATCACTTACTAAAACTACATTAGATAATTATAAGCCTATTAAAGATGCTAGTAAACCTAAGATAGTAAAAGAAGGTAAAGTTTATAAGATAGCAAAAAATAGTTATAAGGAAGGAATATAATGGCTAATATAAGTAAAAAAAATAAAAAACAAATGTCTAATATAAGAGAGATTGCTGGAACAGCGTATGCTGTTAAACAAATGTATGATATGGTAAAGCCTGTTGTTGAAAAAGGTATAGACATGGGTAAAACATATATTGATAATAGAAAGAAAAAAAGAGTATATAAAAATAACACATATAACGAAGGGATGGATAAATAATATGCCATACGGTAAAGGTACATACGGAAAAAAAAGAGGAAGACCTCCTGCAAAGAAAAAAAAGATGCCTAAAAGAAAGAAAAAGTAATTGGCCAATATAAACTTTCACAATGTTTCTAGAGAAGAAAAACTTTTAAGGGAAGCATTTTCAGATATGATTGCTTTCGGCAAGTTATTCTTGCCTCAAGATTACATGAGAAGTGAAACACCTTGGTTTCATTATCAAATAGCAGACAAGGTAGATGATAAGTCTATTAAACAGTTAGCTGTTATTATGCCTAGAGGGCATGGCAAGACTGTGCTTACTAAGTGCGATATATTAAAATCATTTTGTTTTAATGGCGTAGAAAAAGAATGGGGTTTGTCAAATGTTGATGAACCTTTATTCTATGGTTGGGTATCAGCTACAGCTAAGTTAGCTACTGGTAATATGGATTATGTTAAGACTCATATTGAGACTAACGATAAAATTAAATATTACTTTGGTGATTTGAAAGGAAAAAAATGGACAGAAACAGATATAGAGTTTTCAAATGGGTGTAAACTCATTTCTAAATCTAATATATCAGGGATTAGGGGTGGTGCAAAGCTACACAAAAGATACGACCTTATTGTACTGGACGACTTTGAGGACGAGAACAATACGATTACTCCTGAAGCTAGAGCAAAAAACTCCAACCTTATTACTGCTGTGGTATTCCCTGCTCTTGAGCCTCATACTGGTAGGTTACGTATTAATGGGACTCCTGTCCACTTTGATAGTTTTATTAATAACCTTATTACTAATTATGAAAAATCTATACAAAAAGACAATAAGTTTTCTTGGGATGTTGTTCTCCATAAAGCAATAACTGATAAAGGTGAAGCTCTATGGGATAGTTGGTTTGGTTTAAAAGAATTAGAAAGAAAGAAAAAGTTTTACGCTGACTCAGGTTCTCCTCATAAATTCTACCAAGAGTATATGATGGAAGTACAAAGTGAAGATGACTCTGTATTTAGCAGAGACCATATTAATTATTGGCAAGGTGGATATATGTATGACCAAGATGCAGGTATTGGGTATATATTAAAAGATTCATCTAACCCAGTTCCTGTAAATGTATTTGTAGGAGTTGATTGTGCAACTGATGTTATAAGAAGAGATAATGACTATTCAGTATTAATGGTTATTGGTGTTGACGAGTTTAATAAAGTTTATGTATTAGAGTATATTAGAAAAAGAGGTTTACCTGTACTTGGTATACCAGGAGAAGATAAAAAAGGTATTGTAGATTATATTTTTGAATTAGAAGAAAGATACCATCCTACTATGTTTGTAATAGAAGATACAACTATGTCAAGACCTGTATTTCAATCACTTAAAAGTGAAATGTTGCGTAGAAATAATTTTGGTATTAAATTTAAGGAAGAAAAACCAGGCACAAGAATGTCAAAGAGAGATAGAATACAAGGTATATTAGCACAAAGGTTTGCAGTAGGACAGATGCATATTAAGAAGGAGATGTATGATTTACATCACGAAATTATTACGTTTGGGCCAAGAATGGGTCACGATGATGCAATCGATGCATTGGCTTATGCTTGTAAGTTTGCTCAACCTCCTATTGGCATTAAGTCTTCTAGAGGAAAACATTACAAATATAAACCTAAAGCAAAAAGTTGGGTGGTTGCATAGTATGGATATAAAAGAATTTATCAAAATATCTGAAGGTAGACATCCTGATAAAGGTAAAGATGTTGAAGGAGATGGCATACTTACTTATGGATATGGACATAAAAATTATAGAAATATTGATTTTAGTAATTACACAGAATCTCAGTATGATTCTTTACTTAATGTAGATATAGAAGATGCATCTAATAGAGCAAGACAACAATTTACTAATATGTTTACATCTAATGATAAAGGTAAAAATTATTCTACAAATTATTCTTTGTACGATAATTTACCTGAAGATGCAAAAAATATACTTACAGACATTTCTTTTAATGTAGGAAATATTAGAGAATTTAAAGAATTAGGTAAAGCATTAATAAAAGGTGATTGGGATAAAATTGATAAAGATTCTTTATATGTACGACCTCAAGTTGGAAGTAGAAACACAAGATTACGTGAATCATATATAGCTCCAAATTTATCTGCTACAGATAATAATGCATTTGATGCTATGTTAGATAGCACTTCTTCAACGCCAGCATTAGATGCAATAAAATTAGAATTAACAAAGTAAAGTAATAGAGGGAAGCAGAATGGAAATGTATGGAAGAGCAATTACAAGGATTGATTGGAGAATGGGGCTGGATGGCCGCAGCTGCTTTTGCATTAATGACATTTCGTGCTACTTTAGAAAATATTTTAGAGTCGTTAAAGATATTCTTAGGAAACGACTTGAATACAGACGATGTTATACATTTAAATGGAAGACCAGCAAGAGTAGTAAGAGTTGGTATATGGAAAACAATATTTTTTGTGTATGATATTGGATGTGCAAATGGTAAACCTTATGTTAAGGGCGGTTGTAAAAAAGCTGTACAGAATGATAAACTTAAAGATTACGAAATAGAGAAGCCACTTCCTATGTTAGATTTATCTAAATGGGACGACTGTAAAGAGGAGGAATAATGGCCAAAAGACAGGACAAAAAAGCATTACGAGTTAGAGACATTTTTGATAATGTTAATACTGGTAATAGGCAGCAATGGGAATTTATAAACCAAAAAGGTTTTGACTTTGCTAATGATAATCAATTATCTGCTGATGATAAAGAATTATTAGAAGAGCAAGGTATGCCTACGTTTACTATTAACAGAATTATACCTGTTGTAGAAATGTTAAATTACTATGCTACTGCTAATAGTCCTAGATGGCAAGCTATAGGTACAGAAGGTTCTGACAGTGACGTTGCATCTGTCTTTTCTGATATGGCTGA